AATGTTGAAAAATCTAATATTTCAATTCACTGTGAACCACACGACAACTTCTTTACAGAACAAATGCTTGTTATGGAGTCTTTGCCTCACTAATCTTTATATGATACAATTGTATAAATTGGGGGCAAGATGAGTAATCAAAAACAAAATACTGATATAGAAAATATTATTACTTTTACATCTTCTCTTCCTAAAATGGAAAATGTTTTTCCAGAGCCAGAGCCATTGTCAAAAAATATTCCAGAATGGTATAAGTTACAACTATCGTATATAGAGAATGATAAAACACCAGAAAACGGTAATCAAAAATTAACAATTAAAAAATGTCAAGCAATATTTGATGTTTTATCAATGGGATATACACTAAAGGCCCCATGTGATATTTACATAGATACATTAGATGGAGAAACTTTAAAATTTGATGTTGCTGGAAAGATTCCGCCTAGACATCCATTAACTGGGTCTCATGCTAAAGAACAATTTGATAAAATGCCTATTGATCCAGACTTTTATGTAAGAGATTTATTAAGATTAAATATGATTTGGTTAATAAAAACACAGCCAGGACATAGTTGCCTTTTTATGAATCCAATGCTTGGCGACTCATCCCCACTGACGGCTGTTCCAGGGGTTATAGATACTGATGAATTTTATCCAACTGGTTTATTTTCATTTTTTGTTAAAAAAAATTATAAGGGAATAGTTAAAAAGGGAACACCTTTATTACAAGTAATACCATTTAAAAGAGAAGACTTTTCTCATGAAATTATAAAAGACACAGATATTAATAATAAATTAGATGAACAAATGTATCACATAAGAACAGTCTTTAACTCTGGCTATAAAACTCTATTTTGGAAAAATAAAAGATATAAATGAAAAATATAGTAATAAATGAATTATTGACAAATGATAGTGTTATTTTATTAAAAAATATAATTGACTTAGAGTTAAATAGAAAAGACATTTGGGTAAATTATGAAACATATTATTCAACAAAAAATAGTAAAGAATTTTTACAAAAAAATATAGATACTGTAGGGGTTATAAAAACTGATTTTGCAAGAACAGATTTAAGGAATTTAGAAATTCCTATAGAGATAATAAATGAAATATCACAAAAACTTATAGAAAATAATTTACTAAATTATAGTTATATTAATAATGCAACTGCAATGCTATATAATAAAAATTTGGGAAATCCAAAACTTACAGAACATGTAGATTCAACAGAACATAAAAATACAATTATGGTTGATTATCAATTAGAATCAAATACCAGTTGGGCACTTTCTGTAGAAGGTAAAGACTATACCTTATTAGATAACCAGGCACTTATTTTTTGCGGTAATCAGCAAAAGCATTCAAGAAAATTTAAAAAATTTAATGATAATGAATTTATAACAAATATAATATTCAGGTTTAGTCCCTATGAAAATACAAATTTATAATGACAGTTTTACTTATAAAAAATAATATACTTGGCTCTAAATATTGGATTAATTCTGCAGAAAAAGATTTTAGTACATTGGTTGCAGAATCAAAAATGATATCAGAGTTTTCTAATAGCAGTTTATTAAAAAATATGGGTTATAGAGATAAAGTTTTAGTACCAGTTAATCCATACGTTGAGTATTTTTATCCAAAACCAGAATTAATTAAAACTAGTACTGGAATAATTTTAAAACAAAAAACGCATGCAGAGATTTGGGTTGAATACAAAAAGGGTTATTTATATATGCTTGATAAATGTTGGCAAAGACAATTTTATCCATCAAAAAATATATATAATAGTTTAAACAATAATCCAGTTTATAGATTTTATGTTCCTTGGACTATAGAATCTCAAGAAAATTTTTTAATTCAAACAGATAGTTTAGTTTTTGATATTTATACAAAATCAATAACCTTTTCTAAAAGAAATTTTGATAATAATTTTATCAATACACCTTTTGTTGATTTTACAATAAAGAAATATGGTCCGCACATGAAATCAGACAACTATGGTATAGTTAATGTTGGAACACCTATTTATGATATAATAATTAAAAATAGTGATATATCAGAAAGGATTATTAAAGAATATGAGTCAAACGTTTAAGTTTATTCCTAGTAATCCTGATAGCCCTAAAGATTCTGAAACTACTCCAACAAAGTCTGTATCTGTTCTTCCAGAATGGTATAAAGATTTGGCGGGGTATAAAGATGGGACTAGTCATAGTTTAGAATATTTAAATCCAGTAAATGATCGTGGATCAGACGGATCTGATGTTTCAACAAAACTTTGTTTACCATTTTTTGATGCTATGGCATCGGGATATATGTATTTATTGGAAAATGATGTTTTAGTTGACATTAATGAAAATGGAAAGCCATCTATTTCGTGGGATCAAGATTCTAATTTAATGGATATACGGCCTTCAGTAGATATGGCAATACCTGAAGATTGTCATCCAATACAGTTTGGTGTTAAAATGAATTATTATTGGGAAACTCCAAAAAATTATTCAACTTTAATCACTCATCCATTAAATAGACCAGATTTGCCATTCTACGTTCCATCTGGTATAGTTGATTCTGATATCTGGGCACTACCAGTATTTATTCCATTTTTTATTAAAAAAAGTTTTATTGGAAAAATAAAAAAGGGAACTCCCGTATTTCAAATGATACCAATTAAAAGAGAAGCCTGGAATTTAGAAGTAGACTATTCAAAAGAGTCATTTCTAAAACATAAAATACGTGAAGAAAAAAGAAGAACACATATAACTGCACATTACAAAAAAACTACTTGGCAAAGGAAGGAATACTAATATGGATAGTCAATTTTACAAAAGTCCTAAAATTTATGACAAACCTCATAGATTTTTTGAAAGATATCTTAATAATGATTTAGATAGTTTGTCAAATTATTTAATCAAACAATATTCTGATATAGAAAATGGAAAAGTTCCAGGAGTAAGCACTAAAAAAGAAACAAGTTGGTCATCATCTGGCAGTCTTTCAACCATGAAGTGGAAAGATTACAATGTTTTTCAGTTTAACAATGTAGAAATTTATAACGTTTTTAAAGCCGTTAAAGATACAGTGTTAGAAGCATGTGAGTATTATGGAATTGATTTTGAAGAACAACAGTATATGGTCCAAGGATGGTTTAATATTAATTACAACCATATTGGTAAACTTGGCTGGCATGAACATGGTGGGCCATGGGCTCCATATTTTCATGGCTATTATTGTATAAAATCAGAGCCGTCAACAACATATTATAAAATTGACGACAATGAAAATAACATAAAAGAAAATATTAATAAAAACAATAGATTGGTTATTTCAGAAATGGGGCATCCTCACGCTATGGGAGATTGGGACTGGGAAGGTCCAAGAATAACATTAGCGTATGACATTTATCCATTAAAGGCTTTAATCAGAGATAAAGCATCAGAGCAACACTGGATTCCTTTAATATAATGAAGATTAAAGTTTTTGTTTATTCTTATAAAAACAAAGGTTTGTTAAGTTTTTGTGAAAATTTACAAAAAAATGCTTTTAATGAAGTTGTTATTGATGTTTATGATCAAAACACAATAGATAGATCAGAACTTTTTAATAAAAAAAGCAACATAAATTATAAACATATAAACTGGGATGACAGAAAAAGTATTTATGATTATAGATTAGAAAGTTTATCTAATAAGTTTGATTATTTTTTATCAATTTCTGACTCAACTATTTTTAATTTAGGTTGGGATAATGAATTAATAAAAGAATGTGAAAATTTAAATATAGTATCTGGAAAAGATTTAGTGTCTTTAAAAATTAATAAATTTTTTATTTTAACAGAAAATAAAATATGTGATTATGTATCACAATCACAATGGATAAGCGAAGATTTTATTTTTTTAAAAATGATAGACTCAAGTTTTTTTCCAAAATTAAATTTTTTAAAAAAGAATGGCGACAACCTGTTGTTGTCAATTTTGTTTACTGAGATTGGATTTAAAATAAAAAGTATGAAAAGTTCTTTTTATGATAAAATAATCCAAGATGAAAAATATACAGCATATTCAAAATATCATGGGTATAACAAACTATTGTTATTAATAAAAAATAAAACAATTAAATATGAAAAGTTTGAAAAATATCATGATCTTGATTTATTAAGTCTAAAACCTTTACCGTTTGACACTGATGATGTTGCATACAATAAGATAAAGTATACAATAGATACTCCAGATGCAACAAGGTTTCATAGTAAAATAAAAAAAATAGAGATTAAATAAGGAGGCAATATGAATAGAATTACAGTAATAGAAAATTTTATAGATAAGGATGATGCAACTGTACTGATTAATGAACAAAAAAATCCATCCGAAATAAATCCATATCCAGAATACTATAAAGAAAGATATGGTGGTACCGCTTTTCCATATAACAAAAAAGTTATGGATATATTAAAAAAATATTCTATTCTATCAAATAATAAACACAAAGAACTTAACGGCTTTGTTAATCCAATTTATACATTTAAAGCATTTGGATCTATGTGGACTACAGGAACAAAGGGTGGGCTACACATAGACGCACAAGGTCCAGAGCCATGGATTGAATTTAGTACAATAATGTATTTAAATCATCAATCAGAATATACTGGTGGAAAAATATATTTTCCAAATCAAAATTTTGTTTATGAACCAAAACAATATTCTGCAGTATTTTTTCCAAGTTCTGGCAGTGAGTATATTCACGGAATTACAACAGTGAAATCTGGAATAAGACAAACAGCCTTGTATATGCACACAAGTATTCCCGAACATGCAGATCCAGATTTTTTGATTAATAATGAAAGTACTAGATGGATGGCTTATGACTACCCACTTACAAAACTTTGATTTTGAAATTTTAGATCTTGGACTTGTTTATTATAAAAATATAATTGATAATCCTCAAGAAATTATAAAAGAAATAGAAAAACTTGAGTTACGCTATTTAAATGATAAACAAGAAAAAAATACTAGCATAAAACCATGGATTAAATGGACTTATGGAGAAGGTGATGACCAGTTAATGTTTTGTTGGCAAAAATTTATTCCACAGGTTAAAGATATTTCTGAACAAGATCCGTACTTTAAAGAACAAATAAAAATTTCTTCTGAGTTATTTGAGGCATTAGAAAAAACTTTAAATCATTATTCAAACACATTATATCCTTTTGCTGGTAAAAACATTAAGTCTAGAGAAAAAACTATGCATATATTAAAATATGATAAATCTGGACATCTTCCAGCACATCAAGATCAGGGTGTTAGTAGCCGTGTTCTATCTGTACTTCTTTATTTAAATGATGATTATGAGGGAGGAGAGATTGAATTCAGACATTCTGGAATAAAATTTAAACCAAAGGCTGGAAGTATCTTATTTTTTCCATCAAATTTTTTATATGTTCACGAAGTTTATCCAGTAACAAAAGGTCCAAGATATGCGTTGCCAAATTGGTATCATAATTTACCAGAAGAAAATAAAAGAAGTTCTACTGGAAAAGAATAGAGTATAATCAATAAAGGAGGATATTATGGAAAATTTTAATAAATCAGAAGAGTACATTATAGAAGATGATAATTTTTTAACAAAAAGTGATCAAGTGCAATTTATTGAAAAAATATTTAAAAATAATGGACATAAAGAAACCCCATTGCCAAAATGGAGGGTAACTAATGGTATTGAAATTATTAACGATAAACCTTCTGGAGTATTCCCATATACAGAAACACCGTTAGCATTTAATAATAAAGATTCTAAGCCATTTTTTATGGTTTTAGGTGATTTAGAGTTAAAAGATTTTAAAGATATTTTTGATAAATTTTGTGATAAACATAACATAAAATATGATAAAATTTTAAGATCAAGAATAGCCATTACTGGAACAGACAATGAAGATAATTTGCATTATGCACACGTTGACACAATTTTAAAACATGATGTATTTTTATATTATCTTCATGATGTTGATGGTGACACTGTTTTTTATGATAAATGGCTTGGAGATAATTTAGATGATGCAAAAATAATAAAAAGAGTTTCTCCTAAAGCAGGTAAGGCTGTAAGATTTAATGGACATCAGTTTCACTCTAATCACACAACAAATAAGAAACAATTTAGGTGTGTTTTAAACGTATGTTACACGTTAAAAAAATAATAATTTTTGCATAAAATGATAATTCATAATTATAATAATTTTATTAAAGAAGTAAAAAAAACATCAAATAAAATATTTTTTATAGATGGACCAAGAAGGTGTTCAACAAACTATATAAGAAGTTGTTTTTATTATATGACACTTAATAAAAATTCTATTGTTTTTATTATGGGGCCAACACCACATGATCCAGTAATGTATTCTATTGATGGTAAATATTTGCATAATAAAAATGTTATACATATTGTTCCATTACGTAAAATTTTTCCAGCAATTGTTTCTTCTTTAATTATGAGAGATAAAGATTTTATTGAATTATCGGATAACAAACTTTATCTTTTTAATGAAATATATAATTTTATGTTATACTTTAATTTAAATAAAATATACACAAATGTAATAAATGTTCCATTAGAAATTTTTAATAACAATGAAGAAAAAATTTTTAATTTATTAGTAAATAAAAACAATGTAGAAACTAAAACAGCAAAGTTTACTAAGGATGACGTTATAAAAAATTTAGAAAGAGCAAATCAACTTGGATATGGGGCAGACTTTTATCTTAGATATCACTCATATCCAATTGAAGAACAAAATTCTGAAGAATACCAATTAACGAAAAACCTTGTTGAAAATTTTGTTAATAAAAATGCAAAAGAATTAATTGACACAATATCAAAAAAATATGAAAATATGTTAGAAGAAAAAAGAAAAGAATGGAATATTTTAAATTAATAAATAACTAAATATTTTATTAAAATTTAAAAAGACTAAAGATTAAGATAAGGTATAGGCTTTTTGTTTATAGTTAATCTTAATTGTAAAATATGATATACTTGGGAGTACTTTATAAAACTAAAAGTACTCAGGTTAATTTTTGAAGGGTAGTAAGATGTCAGACGTATTTTCTTTTCGTTTATTAGAAGACTTTGTAACAAAGTATAAAAATGTAGAGCCTCCATTTGGATTCTCAGATGCTGGATCAAACTCTCTTGGTGAAATAACCTTTATACGTACCTATTCACGCATGAAAGAAGACGGTACAAAAGAACGCTGGCATGAAGTATGTCGTAGAGTAATTGAAGGTATGTACTCAGTACAAAAGAATCATGCTAAAGATAATCGTCTTCCATGGAATGACAATAAAGCACAAAAATCTGCTCAAGAAGCCTTTCAAAGAATGTTTGAACTAAAGTGGACTCCACCAGGTCGTGGCTTATGGGCATTTGGAACTCCTATGACTATGGAAAAGCGCAACTCTGCCTCCTTGCAAAATTGTGCAATGGTATCTACTCGTGATATTGATCGTAATGATCCAGGAGCCCTATTCGCTTGGGTAATGGATGCATTAATGCTTGGTATTGGAGTTGGTTTTGATACCGTTGGTCAAGACAAAGAAATGATGATTTACACTCCTACAGAGCCAGAAAATGTATGGGAAATTCCAGACACCCGCGAAGGCTGGGTAGATTCTGTCAGAATGCTTTTAAACTCATATTTACGTCCTAATCAGGCTATACAAAAGTTTAACTATGACCTTATCCGTCCTCTAGGTGCCCCTATAAAAGGCTTTGGAGGGGTTGCTAGCGGTCCAGCACCACTCATTGCACTACACGATAAAATCAACACAGTCATTGGTGGCAGAGCAGGAGAAAAACTTGACTCTCGTGCAATTGTAGATATTGTAAATCTTATTGGTACATGTGTTGTTTCTGGAAATGTTCGTCGTTCTGCTACCTTGGCTTTAGGACTGCCAGAAGATAAAGATTTTATTAATTTAAAAAATTCAGAAGTTTTTCCAGATAGAAATTCATTTGATTCAAAAAATCCAGGATGGGCTTGGATGTCCAATAACTCTATATCTGCAGAAGTTGGAACAAAGTATGAAGATTATGTTAACTTAATTGCAGATAATGGAGAGCCAGGATTTATTTGGCTAGATGTTGCTAGAGAGTATGGAAGATTAGCAGACGCTCCAGACTATAAAGATTCTCGTGTTATGGGGTTTAACCCTTGCGCTGAACAGCCATTGGAAAGTTATGAACTATGCACACTTGTAGAAGTTCATTTGAATCGTCATGAAGACAAAGAAGACTTTCTTCGTACATTAAAGTTTGCATACCTATATGGCAAAACCGTTACATTAATGCCAACACATTGGCAAACCACAAATGGAATTATGCAACGTAATCGTCGTATTGGAACATCTTTGACTGGCATTGCGTCATTTGCAGATACAAAAGGTATTCCAGTAATTCGTGAATGGATGGACGAAGGTTATAAAAAGATTCGTGCATACGATCACTCATACTCAGAATGGCTATGTGTACGTGAGTCAATTCGTGTAACTACCGTTAAACCTTCTGGCTCTGTGTCACTACTTTCTGGCGCAACACCTGGAGTTCATTGGGGTCCTGGAGGAGCATTCTATCTTCGTGCTATTAGGTTTGGAAATACAGACCCAATGCTTCATTTATTTAAAGCAGCAGGGTATAAAATTGAAGCAGATCTAGTATCAGCAAACACATCAGTAGTATATTTCCCAGTAGCATCTGGACATCCAAGATCTGAAAAAGATGTAAGTCTTTTTGAAAAGATTGGTTTGGCAGCAACTGCTCAAAAATATTGGTCTGATAATGGAGTATCTGTAACTCTTTCATTTGATAAAGAGTTAGAAACGAAACATGTTGCTCCAGCACTTCATATGTACGAAGGTCAACTTAAGGCAGTGTCATTTTTACCAATGGGCAATCAAACATATCCTCAACAGCCATATACTCAAATAACAAAAGAAGAGTATAACTCGTACGTTGGAACAATTGGCAAAATTGATTGGTCTGCTATTTATGATGGCAAAGATAATCTTGATGCTGAATCTGAAAAATACTGCTCAACAGACGCATGCGAAATTAAATTATATTAGTTCTCTCCCTGCTATAATAAGGGGATAGGAGAACTATGTCTACCCCATCAAACTTGTATGCAGAAAAAATATTTGCAGAACACCCACTAGCCTTATGGGCACTGGATGGTGCAATTGACTACATTAGTTTAATAGATTTAGATTATCAAGATATAAATAGTTATTGGACGGTAACTGGAGGAAGTGCATCTCTAGAAACATCAGATGTTAACGCTCCATTTCCTACAGTAGAAGTAAATAAGTTATTGGGTAGCGTTCCTGTTTCTAGCACAGGGGATATTGTTTGTATTAGCCCAGATTTAATAAATTTTTCAAATTTAAATAGTGATATGGGTACTTTTTGCATAGGAAGTCACATATATATTGATAGTGAATCAGTAGAATCAGTTTCTATTGGTTTTGAATATACCGATACAACAACTGCATCTATAGTTCAAAAATTAAAAACGTATCCAATAACATCTACAAAAAAATGGGTTTTTATTTCTGAAACATTTGAGGTTGTTAGCGAAAATACAGATTTACGGGTAGTTATAAAAATTACATCAAAAAGTGGTGGAGCAACTCCTTTAGACTATTTATATTATATAAATGGAGTTAGTGTTGGTCAATGGTCTGAAGAGTTTAACTACTCATCACTTGGACTAACACCAATTTCATTGCCATCAACAATAGCATTAAGTTCAACACAAGCAGTACCTTCCTCAGCATATGGCTTATCTGAAGATGTTGCTTATTTATTGGTTGCAAATAATAGATTGCTTGCAAAAAATACTAGCATCCCACTAGTTTATGGATCATCAAATGTTACAACAATTACTCCAAACCCAAACGAAGAACCATCTTTAATTATTCCAGGTAAGGGGTTTTTAAATAAAGTTGGTCAATATAAAAACTATACTGTAGAATTTTGGTTAAAAGTAAACTCTGATTCTTCAATATCTAAAAAAATATTTGGTCCAATTGCTTCAGATGATGGACTTTATGTAGATAATGGATTTTTAACTTTAAAAATTGATAACAGTTTTGCTTCACACTTTGTTGGTGAGTGGTTTAGACCAATGCTTATTCAAATAAGATTAACCAATAATTCTGCCACATTGGTTGTTAATGGTGAAGAAGTTGCACTGTTAAATATAGAAACAGGTAATTTGCAATTACCAGAAGAATATAACGAATTAAATAAAAGTCAAGATTGGCTAGGATTTTATTCTTATGAAGATATAAATCCTATAAATATTGATTGTATTGCAATATATTCATACCAGGTTCCAATAAGTGTTACAAAAAGAAGATGGGTATATGGACAAGGAGTGGTATCTCCAGAAGGAATTAACTCAGCATATGCAGGTACTACAGCATTTATTGATTATCAGTTTGCAGATTATACAGCCAATTACAATTATCCAGATTTTGCTGAATGGCAACAAGGATCTTTTGATAACTTAACAACTACACAAAAAACATTAAGAACTCCAGAATATACCTTGCCAGAAATATATACATCAGATAAAACCATTGAACAACTATATTTTGACAATGAGTTAATTCAAGATGAAGAGTCTGGCCCAACAAATAATTATAAATTTATTACTTTTAGACCAAATAATTCTTGGAATACAAAAATTTGCTATTTTAATTTTAATAATTTTAATATTTTAAATAGTCAAATTACTAATTTTTATGGAGTCTTTAGTAATAATAATCTTGATTCTGTTCAGACATTATTTAAAATTTATAACTCAATTAATGGAAACTATTTTTTAATTGAACAAAATAATGATGTAATTTCTTATGTTTTAAATTATAATGGAGTAAATGAAAATATTTATACTTCAGAAATAATTGAAGACAATCAACTATTCTCTGCTGGAATTAATATAAATTCTTTAGTAAATACCTATGGCGGAAATCTTGCTGCCTTTTTTGGTAATAGGAGTTTTTTAAAATTATACATTGGTGGTGATGGATTATTATCTAAAACATTTTTAGGAAGAATTTATTCAGTTGGTTTTTCAACATTAAAAAATTCTTTGTTAATTTCTAATTATTTTAATAACGATGGCATTGCAATATTTGATGATTTATCTGTAAGTGGAGTTATAGAGGAAGAAAATGCAATTGCATTAGTTGAGCATTTAGCAAGTTATACTCTTTTGCCACTAGAATCTTATGGAAAATACTTTTTAGATATAGGAGTTTCTGGATCGTGGCAAGATTACCTTCCATTATCTTATTTTGCACAATATGTATCTGATAGTGCTGGTAATCAAATTTATGATTTAGATTTTTTACAATTTAATATCGGATCTCCATCTCCAACAAGTTTAATAGAAGAAGAAACAGTTTTATCTTGGACATACGAAGATTTATATAGAATATATTATCAGCCAGTACAAAAAACATATTATGACTTTGACAATCAACTACTAACTGGTTGGAATAATTATTTAGATGTATTGCAAAATGCTAAAAAAATATATAAATATGACACTTCAAATTCTGTAATTAAAAGTTATGTAACATTGCAATATATACAAAATGGAGCAAATTTGCTTGATAGTAATTTTACAACACTTGAGCCAGTATCTCGTGATTCAATTGTAGATATTGACGAGCATCCAAATTGGGAAACTACAAAGTTTGAAGTTGTTAACAATGCACTTATTTATCCAACAAAAACTATTGATTTTAATGATTTAGCAATTGTTTATTACCTAGAATTTAATGTCCGTGGAATATTAAATAAACCAGTTTTACTAAATAAATTAGAAATTGCTTCTCAAGCATTTAATGATAATTCATTTAATCCAGTTGGAACTAGATTTGGCATTGACCTATTTCCTTACAAGCGATCAGGAATTTATTACGACTATAAGTCAAAAAATCCTTTTACAATTTATAAAGGAAGCACACCATATCTTTATTTAACAAAAGATTCTGGAATCCAGGTGCGTGGAGATATTTTGTCTTTAAGTAGTCGTGGAATTTCTTTACCAATAAATAAAACATTGTCATCAGAATATTTAATCAGTGCTATTCAAATGTGGATTAGATATTCTGAAAATGAGTTTCCACCCATTCCAACAGAATTATTTGAAATTATTTATAAAGGTAATACAATAAAATTTTATATAGTAGCAGATAGCGATACTGGTTTAAGAGCAAAAATTTTTGCAAAAAGTGCTTTAGACAATGAAGTATTAAATGATATAGTTTATTATTGGAATGGCTCCATAGTTAGAGAACCAGTTTTAACCTCTAAAGAATGGGGATCTTTAGGAATATCTTTTACAAACCCACTAGACTATGGTGATTTTCTTGGGGCAATAAATATTAATGGTCCAATTTTGTTTAATAATATTTCTTATTATCAGGCAAACAGTTTGCAACAAGTTCAAAAAACAATAACCAGACCTTGGTTAAAAATTAAAACAGACGGAATAACAAATTTTACATGGGGCAATTATATTAGTAGTACATGGAATCAGGCTTTAGTAATAGGGTCATCATCCATATACGGTGTAGACCCATCTGACATTTATAAAACATACCTTGGAACTAATAAAATAATTTTTGATGATAATAATGGCTTAAGCCTAGATTCTGACAAAATAAAAATATATAAAGACATAAACTGGTCAATAAATACCGCATCAGCAGTGTAATATGGTATACTGATGGTTATGGATAATGAAATTCTTAAAAAAGTTGGTAACGTACGGCGCAAAGTAATAGAAAAAGATTACAATTGGGGCTTGTATGTATATAAAAAATCTAACGGGTCTTGGTTTACTGATGGTACAGGTAGTATATTAAACATTCCGTCAGAGCGTGGAGACATTACAAAAATTTCAGAATTGAAAAAAGTTGCTATTCATTATGGCGACGATGGTGAAGGAACTGCAGTATTTGTTCCTGGACTTACAAGAATTAGCGAGGAAGAGCATTCTGAACAACTAGATAGGATGAAGAATGGTTTAATTCCTTCCATGAATGATCATGGTGCTTGGGTAGCAGCACGACAAACCTATGATAAGTATGGTAGCGATGAGTGAAGAATACGTAAGAGTTGGATTAAACACACAAGAAAAAGATGGCAATCCATTTTCACAACAAGACCCATTTAATAAAACTTGGGATACATTAAAAGATTTTACAGGACTAGAACAAAATTTCCGTAGAAAAACTGCAAGAAATGTTACAAAGGCAATGAACTTTGCAACAAATGAATATTTAGATTCTGCTAATGCTACACCATCTGGAGTAGATGCAGGATCAAAGGCCATTAATCCTGGCACGGTATATAGAAATGGTTACGGACTATTTGACGTAATTACTCCACCATATAACATGTATGAATTAGCCAACTTCTATGATACATCATTTGCTAACCATGCTGCAATTGATGCTAAGGTAGAGAATGTAGTTGGCCTTGGATACCGTTTTGATATTGCAGATAGAACAATGCTTAGGTTTGAAATGAATCAAGATCAAGCAGCAGTTGATCGTGCTCGTAACAGAATTGAAAGAATGAAACTTGAGTTAAAGGATTGGCTAGAAAACCTTAACGATGACGACTCATTTACTAAAACTATGGAAAAATTTTACACAGATGTTCAGGCAACTGGAAATGGATTTCTTGAAATTGGTAGAATGGTAACTGGTGAAATTGGTTATGTTGGTCATATCCCCGCAACCACTGTTCGTGTTCGTCGTTTACATGATGGCTTTGTTCAGATTATCGGAAACTCAGTGGTTTATTTTAGAAACTTTGGTGCTAAAAATCCAAACCCAATGACTAATGATGCACGTCCAAATGAGATTATTCATTATAAAGAATACTCTCCATTAAATACATTTTATGGTATTCCAGACATTGTTGCTGCTATGCCGTCACTTATTGGTGATCAATTAGCCTCACAATACAATATTGACTACTTTGAAAACAAAGCAGTTCCTAGATATATCGTAACGCTCAAAGGTGCAAAATTATCATCTGACGGTGAAGACAAGATGTTTAGATTTTTGCAAACTGGGCTTAAGTCTCAATCACATAGAACTCTTTATATTCCACTTCCTGGAGATACCGAGAATAATAAGGTTGAGTTTAAGATGGAGCCAATTGAAAATGGCATTCAAGAAGGATCATTTAAAGAGTATCGCAAGCAAAATCGTGACGATATCCTAATTGCACATCAAGTCCCAATCTCTAAACTTGGTGGAGCAGATTCTGGCATTGCAGCGGCATTATCGCAAGATCGTACCTTTAAAGAGCAGGTATCTCGTCCAGCACAAAAGCATCTTGAAAAAGTTGTCAATAAACTTATTCGTGAAAAGACAGATATCCTTGAACTTAAGTTTAACGAACTAACCCTTACAGATGAAATTGCTCAATCTCAAATTATTGAGCGTTATGTAAAAACACAGGTTATGACTCCAAACGAGGCTCGTGAAAAGTTAGACCTTCCACAAAGAGCAGATGGCGATGAGCCATTTGTAATGTCTGCAAGACAGGCAACAGATACAAGGGCTAATGTAGCAGGGAACCGTCAAAGAGATGCAGAAAGAACAAATAACAATTCTGATTCTACTACAACTATATCTGGTCGTAATGCACAGGGTGAAGGCAGATCATCTCAATAAATGAGATAATTGTAAAATAGTTTGGTATAATGGATAACGATATGTTAATAAATAAGGCTCATTGGGAAACTACTGGCGACAGCGTTCGCCTATCAATGCCTATTGGTAAAGTAGACGTAGAGCGTCGTATGGTTTCTGGTTTTGCTACTTTAGATAATATTGATAAACAAGGCGACATTGTAACAACAGAGTCAAGCGTAGAAGCATTCAAAAATTTTAGAGGAAACTTGCGTGAGATGCACCAACCATCTGCAGTTGGAAAAATTGTATCATTTAAAGAGGATCGTTATTTTGATCCATCAGTTAAAAAGTTTTATAGTGGAGTGTATGTTTCAGCATATGTTTCAAAAGGTGCACAAGATGCATGGGAAAAAGTATTAGATGGAACCTATAAAGGTTTTTCTATTGGCGGTAACATTAAAAATTGGGACGATGCATATAACGAAGAACTAAGCAAAACCATTCGTGTAATTAAAGAATATGATTTATTTGAGTTATCACTAGTTGATAATCCTGCAAATCAATTTGCAAACATTGTATCTATTGAAAAAGTAGATGGTAAAAATGTTGTTGGTGGATATCTTTCAAAGGCAGAAATTGAAAATGTGTTTTGGGATTCAGAAACTGGAATTGTTATGGTATCAGAGTCTGAAAACGAAACAAGCCCTACATCAGGAAAGGCAATGCAAAACATTGGCTTTATTGAAAAGGGAGACAAAAATAATACAGAAACAATAAAGTTCTTAGTTGATAGTGCTAAAGGCATTAGTACAATTAAGATTACAAAGGAGGTTAGTCCTATGACTGAAACAACAGAAGCAGTGGTTGACACTGCAGTTGAAGAAGTACAGGTCGCTCCAGAGGCACAACTAGTAGCAGTTGAAGAAACTGTTGCAGTTGCTGAGGAGGCACTAGCAGTTGAAGAACTTGCTCTTGCTAAATCTAGCGATGGTAGTGCAGATTCTTCTATTGAAAAAACAGAAGAGGGAGAAGTTGTTGCAACTGAAACTGTTGTAGCAAAGTCTGATGAAGTAATTGTTGAGGCAGTTACAGAAATCAAGAATTCTCTTACAAATGCCTTTGGCGATTTAGCAACAACCGTTAAGTCTCTTCACGAGCAAATTGTTGCATTGAGTAAATCTCTTGACACAGTATCAGGTGAGGTTAAGACCGTATCTGATGAAGTAAAAAATGTTAAGGGAGTTTTTAATGAGTTTGGTAAGCGAGTAGATCTTGTAGAACAAGACACCGCTTTCCGCAAGTCTGGCGATCTAGGCGAGATCGTGCAGTTTGAACCGTCAAAAGTTCAGAAATCCCTATGGGGCGGTCGTTTCCTCACATCAACCGACCTATTTAACTAAGCAATAAAATCACTAGGAGGTGAAAAATAATGTCGGAACAAAATAAAGACCTAGAAAAGAACTACCCAGGATCAGGCGGAGCAGGCAATGAGATTAACTCTCAAGGCGGATTCGTATCTGGTGGCGTAGGTAGTGCTACTGGTTTAGACTCTGCAGCAGCGTCTGTAGGATCACAACTTGGTAACACTGCAACTGCAGCATTCGGATCAACATCTGGAGCAAATGCAGTAACACCAACAGGCGTCGCAGGTGGTATTCTAGCACCAGAACAAGCACGTCGCTTCATCGACTATGTGTGGGATGCAACAGTTCTCGCTAAAGATGGTCGTAGAGTTACAATGCGTGCTAATACAATGGAGATCGAAAAGGTCAACGTTGGAGAGCGTGTTATCCGTGCTGCCGCACAAGGCGCACCAGATTACACAAACATTGGTGCAACATTTACAAAAGTTGAACTTACTACAAAAAAGATTCGTCTTGATTGGGAAGTATCAACAGAAGCACTTGAAGACAATATTGAAGGTGGAGCGCTTGAAGATCATCTAGTTCGCTTGATGACCAATGCATTCGCTAACGATATTGAAGACCTTGCTATTAATGGTATAGGATCAGGCGCAGATGCCTTCCTTTCAATTATGCCTGGCTTTGTTAAGCAAACTCGTGGAACAGTAGGAAATGCTGCTCACGAATATGCTGCAACAGTTGCAGACAACAACTACACCACATCAGTAATGCAAGGCTTGCTATTAGCAATGCCTCGTAAGTACCGTGCACTTAAGAGCAATCTTAAGTTCTACGCAGGTACTGATGCTTTTGCTGGTATTGTTCGTAACAACGGTACACTTGCAGACGCTATTTCTTCAGCATTCGCTGATAGAATTGGTAGCACACAAGCAAACCGTCAAGAGTTCCTTGATGGCGGAGCACAAACACTAGGTAACTCACGTACAACTCGTGTACTTGGTGTAGATGTTCTTGAAGTTCCTTACTACCCTGCAGGTTATGTCGATTTGACATTCCCTCAGAACCGTGTATGGGGTTTCCAACGAGACATCACTGTAAACCGTGAATACAAGCCAAAGAAAGATACAATTGAGTACACAGTATTTGTACGCTTTGGTATCCAATGGGAAGAACTAGATGCAGTCGCTTATGTTGACTCAGATAGTGCTGATTCCTAAGATCTAAAAGATCAAATATTAGGGCGGGTAGCGTAAAAACTACCCGCCTTATTCTTATTCTGGTATAATTACAAATAAGCATAGGAGAATTATGAGTTTAACAATAGAAGAATTATCGACTAAAACTGTAATGGCATTAAAGGCATATGCAAAAAAAAATAATATAGAGTTATTTGAAGCAAATACTAAACTTGAAATTTTAGAAATTTTGGCTAGTTGGATACCACCAGTAGCAAAAGAAGAAACTGTAGAAGAAGCAGGAAAAGAAAAAACAATGAAAAATAAAATAGCGTTATACTCAGAAAGAAACCTACACATGGATAACCTAGGTGCTCTTAAGGTAGGATACAACATAGTCTCAAAGGAGGCATCCGAAAAATGGTTAACCCACAGGTTGGTAAGAATTGCACCACCTGAAGAGGTAGCATCATATTACGGTAAATAAAAATGCAAATACTACGTCTTCCACCTTATCCACTTTCTGTAACCTATGTAGTTCCAGATGCTAATGCTGACTATATTATTGTTATTGAAAACGTTTCAGAATTAACAGAAATTGAAGAGACTATTGAATCTAATGCTAGTAAAAAAATAACCTATTCTTTAGATGATGACTTTGTTAAATACGATAAATCATATGCCTTAACAATCTATGAAGATGGTGGATCTTCTGGAGCAAATATTGTACGTGGTGATATTGTAGTACAAGATAATTTAGAAATTATGAGACCATACGTAGATCCAACATCTTTGGCTACATCTGGTACAGCAACTGACATAGAACTTTATACAGGTTATGAAAATTTAGCAAGAGCAATTATTGATGCTGCTGTTGGTGGATTTTATTATGATAGAACCTACTTAGAAGTTGTTGGACAAGGAAATGACTATTTACCGCTTTGGAAAAAAACTCACAAAATTTTAAAAGTATATGAAAATGCACAACTAGTTTATGATATAGATAACGCAAATGGACCAGAGTTACTAGATTATACTTTCTTAATTACTAAAGATAGAACAGCAATTACTAAAGATTCATTAGAAGAAATTGACTCTATCAATCGTGCAGAACGAAGATATTCACGTATTCCATTAGGATATTCAGATTCTATTAGTATGTTTGATACAGAGGATAGTGGACACACTCAAACCGTTGTTCCTGGAGTTGCATTTCCAGAAGGAGCAGATTATATTATGTTGCTAGAGACTGGATATAAAGTTGTTCCTTATGATATCCAAGATGCAACATTAATGTTAATTGATGATATTAAATGTGGAAAGTTAGATTACTATAAAAGATATGTCAAAAACTATAGTACTGATCAATTTAAAATTGAATACGATAAACGTCTTATTGATGGTACTGGAAACATATTAGTAGATAAAATTTTAGAAAAATATAAAGAGAATATTATTCGTCCAGGAGTATTATAATGGAAGACTGTACAACAACAGACTTTCTTTATCCAATGAAGGCTGACTTATATTATCCAATAATAAATCAAACGCAATACGGACAAGCAAGCAGAACTTGGTTTTATGATAGAACAATTATATGCAATGCTACCTCTGTAGGAGGGGCGGGTACTGAACAGATTAAACCAGAAGCATTTTTACAACATGAAAATAAACTAATAGCAAGAGTAAAGGCAGATCCTAGAGTATCTTCAAATCAAACAGATAATGCAATTAGCAATATTTTAATTACAAATATCCGTAATGCCAACGATGAAGTTATTTATAGAGAAACAGCAGGACCAAGGTCTGGACGTGGAACAATTTATGAAGTGGCAACCGTAGATCCTTTTACTGGACCATTTGGATCTGTTGAATATTTTAAAATATTGTTACGTAGAACAGAAAATCAAACAATAACAGACTAATGATAATTAAAACAAACACTAAGGCTTTTGATAAACAAATGAACAATATTGTTGAATATGCCTATGGATTTTTAGATGGTGCCCAAAAAGGTAAAACTATTTTTTTAAAAAATCTAGGTTTAGGAACAATAGATGCAATGGCTAAATATGTAGATGTTTCAGCAAGAGGAAACCCAGCAGCCCTTCAACATGTTTATGAGTGGTATCAATCTGGTAGCCCTAGTGCAAGATTATTTGATATTACTTATACTGTTAGTAACCTTGGACTAAGTATTAATTCAAAATTTAAACAATCAAGAACTATTAAAAAAGACTCAAATGTACCATTTTATAATAAAGCGAAGATTATGGAAGATGGAATTCCAGTTACAATTAAACCTACAAAATCCCCAGCCCTTGTATTTAATGAAGGTGGACAAACCGTATTTACTAAAAAGTCAGTAGTTATTTCCAATCCTGGAGGAAGTCAAGCAAGAGGATCATTTGAAAAAACTATGGACGAATTTATGTTAAGATATTTTAAACAATCATTTTTACGGGCTAGTGGAATATACGACTACATTAAAAAACCAACAATCTTCAAGAAAAATATTAAAGTTGGTTCTAGAATGGGCAGATCTAAAGGTATTGATACTGGCTTTAAGTGGATTACTAATGCAAAGATTGGTGTAGAATAGTATTATGGCAGAACTAATAAGTGTAAATAATAATACAGGATTTCCACCTGTTTTTTTAAATGCCTATATTCTTGAAGAATTAAGAAAGTTTAAAGGAGTTGATGGCAATCCACTCATGCCAACTGGACCAGAGCCATTTCAGCCTTTCTTCCCAGCACAAGTTCCTGATAGCGTAGAGGGTATTTATAATGACATTCCATTTATTAGAAACAACCCAGATACAACAGTTATTATATTTGATAGGCTTATTAGATTTAGACCAAACACATTTTACAGACATAAAAGAGAACAATTAATATATTTTATTTATAGTCCAAACCTTTCTAAATTGATTGATACTACTAGGGTTATTATTGAATGCCTAGATAGAGAGGACGCTGCTGCTGAAGACCTAAATTTATGGATATCTCAGAATGATATTCTTGATGAAAATGAAGAAACTATTGCCAAAAATGTATTTTTTCATAACATAAAGGTTTATCAAGCAGATGAAAGTAGGGATATCCTAGAATTAGCATCTGCTAGAACCCTTGGACTTAACAAACTTGTAATAGAGTATGACTATCATACAGGCGGGGTATCCCAAAGATACTCATAAAAAGGCATTATAATTAGTAATGAGGAAACAAAACGCCAAACAACTTAATATCTATTTCTATAGAAAGAGGTGAATAAATGGCATACAGTCGTGGAACATCGACCAACATTATCGTTGGCGCTGCTGCACTTTTCGTTGCAGATACAACCTTAACTCCAGGAACACTGGAGACATTTAGTACAGAAGTATCTTTTAAAGAAACACTTTCAAATGATGCAGCATATACTAACGTAGGTTATACAATGAATGGTCTTGAATTACAGTTCCAACCAGACTTCGGTGAAGTACAGGTTGACCAAATTCTTGACGTTGCAAAACTTTACAAGCAAGGCATGCAGGTAAATCTTGCAACTGCTTTTGCTGAGGCTACTCTTGAGAATCTTCTTTTGGCTCTAGCATTTAACTCAGATGAATTAACTGGAAACAAAGCAAGTCATACAGGACAGGTTTTAAACCTATCTGCAGGAGATATCGGTGAGTGTCCAGTAGAGCGTGGAATTGTTGCAGTAGGACCTGGCACAGGTGATTGCGTAGACTCTCCATTCGTGGAACGTGTTTACACAGCATACCGTGCTTTGTCAATTGAAAACGTAACAGTTTCAGCAAAGCGTGATGAGGCTTCAATGTTTGAAGTATCATTCCGTTTGCTACCAGAAGATACTTCAGGCTCATATGGTAAGATCGTTGATCGTACCTTTGGAGATGCATTATCTTAATAGTTTAACTATTCTACAAGCCCATGTCTTCGGATGTGGGCTTTGTTGTTTTATGGTAAAATAGATTTTATATGGCAACTACAATATACAACTCTCAAATAATATATTTGTTTGATGGAACAGAATTAGAGATAATTCCATTAAAAATAAAATATCTTCGTGAATTTATGTTAGAGTTTAATAATATTAAAAATACTAAAAACGATGATGAAGCAATTAGCGTATTAGTAGAATGTGTTAGAATTTGCATGAAACAATATTATCCAAAAATTTCTGTCAGTGTTAAAGATATTGAAGATAACGTTAATATGCCAACGATATATAAAATATTAGATATTTCTGCAGGTATTAGAATTAACAAAAAATCTCAAGAACCAGTAAAGGATCAGGCAATAGATAGTAGTCAAACCTGGGAGACTTTAGATCTTGCAAAACTAGAATCTGAAGTATTTTTATTGGGTATTTGGAAAGACTATCAAGAATTAGAAACATCTCTATCTATGCCAGAATTAATGGCAACATTAGAGATAAGTAGAGAGTTAGATTATACAGAAAAAAAATTTTTGGCTGCCATTCAAGGAGTAGACTTAGACAAAGAGTCTGGATCTAGCAAGGGACAAAAAGAGTGGGAAGATATGAAAGCCAGAGTATTCAGCAAAGGTAAAACAAGTGATAGCAATGATGTCCTAGCCCTGCAAGGTGTGAATGCACAGAAAGCAGGGTTTGGAATTGGCATGGGATTAGATTACGAAGACCTAACAAAATAATATCCTTGTGCTATAATTGACATAACCTATAGGAGGAAATATGGCGACAACAGTACATGAGAATGAACAAGTCACTCTCATTGATGGAACAAAAATAACAGTTCGCCCGTTAAAAATCTCTCTTCTTCGTCCATTTATGAAGAAGTTTGAAGGGGTGGCTAAGGTTGCAGAAGATAATGAGAAATCAATGACTCTTCTTGTTGAATGTGTGCAAATTGCTATGGAGCAATATAAGCCAGAGTTGGCTGGAGACATTCAAAAACTAGAAGATCTTCTTGATCTTCCAACTGTGTATAAAATTGTTGAAGCAGCATCTGGCATTAATTTGTCATCTGTTACAGACATACTTAATACACAGGAATAATTACATATTAAAGAAGGTGTAGCACATGGCTGATGTTAATGCTAATATTGGCGTAAGTATAGATACGTCTGAAGCGTTAGCACAACTAAAGGCTTTACAGAGACAAATATCTCAGTTTCACTCTTCTATTGCTAAATCTAGCGAATCAGCAACAATTGCTCAAAGATCTCTGCAGAAAAACCTACTTGGTAGCATTAACTCAATTGGTGCTTTTTCTGCAGAACTTCGCACTGTAAAAACAAGCGCAGAAACATTTACTAACTCTTTAGAAAAAAACAAATTTTCAATGCGGGAATACTTCCGCTATGCTGGTGCATCTACAAAAACTTTTGGAAAATTATTTAGATCAGAGTTTGACACAATTGGTAAGGTAGCCGAAGAACGTGTAAAAACATTACAAACCCAATATATTAAAATGGGTCGTAATGCTAGTGGAGCAATGGAAGCAATTGCTATTAGACCAACAACTCTTAATATGCAAGATTTTGGTACAAAGACAGCAATTGCAGCACAAAAACAAGCATTATTTAATCAATTAATGAAACAAGGTTCTACTAATCTATTAAATTTTGGTAAAAATACTCAATGGGCTGGACGTCAACTTATGGTTGGTTTTACAATACCACTTTCAATTGTTGGGTCTGCTGCAACAAAAACTTTTATGGACATGGAAACACAAGCACTTAAATTTAAAAAGGTTTATGGAGATTTGTTTACACCAAAGGCTGAAACTCAAGAAGCATTAGATAATATTACAGAACTTGGAAAGCAATTTACAAAATATGGAATTGCTGTTTCTGCAACTGTAGGATTAGCAGCAGAAGCAGCAGCGGCAGGTTTCCAGGGTTTAGATTTACAACGTCAAACAACAGAAGCAACACGTCTTTCTGTTCTTGGCCAAGTTGATAGTCAAAAAGCACTTGAAACAACTATTTCACTGCAAAATGCTTTTGGAATGTCTTCCGATAAACTTGCAGACTCTATTAACTTTTTAAACGCAGTAGAAAACCAAACTGTCGTATCTCTTGATGACATTACTACCGCTATTCCAAAGGTAGCACCAGTTATTCAGCAATTAGGTGGCGACGTTAAAGATTTAACATTTTTTATTGCAGCCATGAAGGAGGGTGGAATTAATGCATCAGAAGGCGCTAATGCACTTAAGTCTGGTTTAGCAGCACTGATTAATCCAACAACAAAAGCAAGTGCAATGCTTGCTCAATTTGGAATAAATGCAAATGAGATTGTTACAAAAAATAAAGGAAATTTAAAAGCAACTGTTATTGAATTTGCAACTGCTTTAAACCAACTAGACCCTCTTAACAGAGCACAAGCAATTGAACAAATGTTTGGCAAGTTCCAATTTGCTCGTTTGTCAACTTTGTTTGCTAACGTTGCAAAAGATGGAAATCAGGCTGCTCGTGTTCTTGCTTTAGCAAATTCATCAGTAGAAGAATTGTCTTCTTTATCAGAACAAGAATTAGGAATGACTGCAGATTCCTCAATGAATAAATTTAAGAAAAGCGTTGAAGATCTTAAAATTGCACTTGTTCCAGTTGGAAAAGCATTTCTAGAAGCAGCAACACCAATTCTTGAATTTGTTAGTGGCATATTAGAAAAATTTGGAAATCTTTCAGACGGAACTAAAAAGTTAATTACAGTATTAACAGTTGGCATAGGTGCTGTTGGACCTATATTCTTAATGACATTTGGTTTATTGGCTAACTTATTGGCTAACACAGTCAAAGGTGCAATGATATTAAGACAGGGATATTTAAGATTAACTGGTCAATCACAAGTTCTTGGAGAGCAAACACAATATTTAAATACAGAACAACTTGAAGCAGCCGCTGCTGCACACTCCCTAGACCAATCACATGCAAAATTAACACAAAGTTTTACTGCTGAAACAGCAGCACTTCAAAAATTAATTGCTGCATATCAAGGTGCTACTAGAGCAGGTCAATCATTTATGCTTAATAATCCTGGAATGATGATGCCAGGACGAGGTGCTAAGAAATTTGCAAGCGGTATTGTAAGTGTTCCAGGTAGTGGAAACAAAGATACAGTTCCAGCAATGCTTACACCAGGAGAAGCAGTTGTTCCAGCAGAAATGGCAAAGAAATATGCACCATTAATCAATGGAATGATTGCAGATAATATTCCTGGATATCAAGAGGGTAGAGAAACATCAAGTTCAAGAGGAATGGTTTTTGCTCATGGAGCATCTGGTAGAAATCTTGGTCAGCAAGAAATTCAACAACTAGCATCTGCAGTTTCTCAGTCAGTAAGTAGAAATCTTGCACAGGCAACAAGAGTAAAAGCGTTTACTAATTTTGGATTTATTGCTCCTGAAAAACTAAATAAAGGAAAAATGTCTGGCACAGAAGGTGGACAATTCTTTGAACAAAATGCAGAATTGGCTACATCAAGAATATATAAAAGTATAACAAGCCTTTTGCCTTCAGCAGCATCTGATCCAGCAGTAAAACAAGATGTAATTTTATTTGGTAAAAATATAGGAAAAGAATTATCTTTAGCAGGTTCAAAGGCTGTTTCAGATCCAGAATTTTACAATGCCGTAGAGAATGCTTTACAAAAAACAATGACACAAGCAACAACTCAAGCATTTAAAGAATCTTTACCAAAAATAAAAAAACAAATAACAACTATAGGTGCTTTTGGTGGAGAAATTAATCGTGGAGATCGTGGACAGAGAATAGGCTTATCAAGAAAAGTTCAATCACAAGCATTTGGATATGAACAAGGAATGACTTCTTACAAGTCACAAACTTTGCTATCACAATTACAAAAACAAGGATTTAATCAAGGGCAACAATCTTTAACACCAATTGACAGAATAAGGGCACAGACTGCAGGTACTGGTGGCGGTGCAAACATGATTGCTGGAATAAGAGCAGGACAACAAGCAAGATATAATAAAGAAGATGCTGCTATTTTAGAGGCAATGGGAATAAAAAGTGCAAGATCTGCAATTACTGCTACAGAAAGAGAAGCGCAAGTAGCATCTCCATCCAGAAGAACAAGAAGAATCGGTCAAGACATTGCTCGTGGTCTTGAAGTTGGAATGGCAGATAGACAAGATGATGTAGCAAGAGCAGGAAGTAATTTATCTAATGCTGCAGTTGGCGGTACACAAAGGGGAACAAGAAGAGCAACAAGACCTCAAGGACCAGCAACAACAGTTGGAGCGGTAGCAGCAAATGCTCCAATGAGTCCAGAAATTAATGCAGGAGTTAAAGCAACTGCAACAAACATAAAATCAATGAACGATAGATTAAGATCATTTGATAGAGGATTAATGGGTTCTTCTTTTGCAATATCGTCTCTTGCTGGTGTTGCCTCAATGTCTGGCGGTAAATTGGGAGAAATGTCTGGCACAATATTTAAAGTAACAACAGCAATGTTTGCGCTACAGGCTGTAACCAGTTTATTAACACAAAGCGGAATAGCAAGGCTTGCAACCGAAAGAGGAATGAATGCTGGCTTATTACTTCAAAATACTGCAACAAGAAAAGCAGGACTAAACACAACGTTATTCTCTGGAGGAATAAAAAAACTACTTCCAAATTTATTAAATTTTGGAAAAATTATAGCAAGATTTTTAGGACCAGTTGGATTAGTTATATCTGGTTTATTAGCAGCAAAAGGTGCTTTTGATTTATTTAATAAAGCCAAAGAAAAAGAAAGAATGGCAACAGAAGGTCTTGCTAATGCAATGACTATGACAACAGACAAGGTTAAGTTTTTAGCAGGTCTTTTAGGTCAAACACCAACAGCAAGAGCGGGATCTGGAGCAAGAATTAGTGCTAACCAACTTAATGCTACAGAACAAACTGCGGTAGATGAATTAAGGGATAACAAAGAATTTTTAGATAAATATAAAAAAGATATTGAGGCTATTAAAACTGGAACAGTAAAAGAAGCAGAAATTGCTTTTAATGCTATCGCATTAGATCTAGGTGGTCAAGGATTTACAAAAGAAGCCGTAAAAACATACATTGATGCATTAGGTGAAGAGGCTGGCAAAACAGAGGTTTCATTAAAATTTAAACAAATTGATTTATCTACAGAAGAAGGAAAAAATGCTGCAGTCAAATTAGCAAAAGATACAACAGAGGGATTTAACAAAGCATTTAAAGGTGGAGTAAAGTTAGAAAGACAATTAATTAGTACTAGGGGTGGTGTTGCCCCATACGGTCCAGAAAAAATTAAATTAACAAATGAACAACAAAAACAATTAAATATTACTTCTTCAGCGCTTGCAAATACTTTTACAGGCTTAACCTCAGCATTTGGAAATCAAACAATTAAAGCAGACGAATACAATAAAAAAATGTCAGAAATTTCAGCAACCATACCTAAAGGAACTGAAGGAATGTTGCTTATGGATAAAATCTTGCTTAATGTAGCCCCTAAATTTGCTGAAGCAGCCAAAGGCGTTAAAGACTATGACACTAAAATGTTATTATTAAGAGCGTCTTTAGTTAATGCATCTATTGGTGAAACAATTTTTCAAGATTTAATATCAAAAAATCCAGCAAAGGTTGCTGCAGCAAGAGCAGAATTAGAAAAATATAGACTTGTTACAGACGCTATAGCAAAAAATGTTGTTGTTCAACCTAATCCTTATGTTCCACCTGAAGGAGATGGAAAGAAAAGTGCATTTACATTGGCAAAAGAAGATTTAATAGCACAAAGAAAAGAATTAGAAAATACTAGAAATTCTTACATTAAATTAAAATCTTCAGGAATGGAGGCTGGAAAAGCGTTTGAGGCAGCAAAAAATCCAATATTGGCTGCAGCAATAGCAACAACAAAAGTTGGTTCTAAAAATTGGAAAGTTTTAATTGGATTAATTAAACAAGTAAATTCAGAAACTAAAAAAACACCCTTATCAATTGAAGAAACTTTTGATGTTGTAGAAAAAAGTATTGAGGCTAAATATAGAAATGCAATTAAAACTGGTGAAGCAGCAGTAGAAACTGCACAAAAAACAGTAGATGAAATAGAAAAAGAAATATCAAAAATTCAAGATTCTATAGAGGACAAACAAAGAGCCATAGAATTAACCTTTAATAGACCAATTGAAACTTTGCAGGCTGAGTCTTCAGTTCTTTCTGAACAGTTAAAGGATATTGATAAAGCCGCAGAAGCAGTTAATACTAAATATGATGCACAAGAAAAAGCCCTTAATCAAATTTCTGAAATTAACCAAGATATCGTAGAGCAAGAAAAATCTAGACTCACAATTGCAGATGCATTAAGTCAGGGAGATATTTCAGCAGCAGCAAAGGCTGCACAAGAAATGCGAGCAACTGCTGCACAAGCCTCAATAAAAAGAGGTATGGATACTCTACAGGCTGCAAGAGAATTTGAGATTGGTGGATTAAAAAGCGCAACTGGATTAACAAAAAGTCAAATTGCTCAAAAACAACTTGAAATTGAAAAACAAATTTATGCATTAGAACAAAAAAGAATAGTTGATGCTGCAGCAATTCGTGTAGAAGAAGATAAAATTTATACAATTCAAAAAGGCACTTTGTTAACAGCAAAAAATGCAGTTATTGCTGCAGAAGAAGCATTAACAAAAACTAAAGACAAACTAAAAGCAGAGTTAGATATTATTGATCAAACAAGACAATTTTGGGCAGATACAAAACTTGCTGATGACTTAAAGTTAGTTGATGCTGGATTATATAATTCTGAAATTAAAAAAACTAAAGATAATGCACAAAAGATTCTAGATACAATTTTAGCACTTAATACAACAGTTACGACTACTCATGTTATTAAAACAGTTTATGATGGCGGTGGCGGTGGCGGTGGCGGTGGTGGCTCAGGCCCAAATGGTGGCGATGGCCCAAATGGTGGCGATGGCCCAAGCAATGATAACAATAATAATAAAAATGAATCAAACTTCATTTATAATTCAGGTAATCCACTTTCTGGAATTACCACAAAAACTGGAACAGCGATAACTCCAACAACAAGCATTTCAAGTGTTGGAATGAATCTTGGTGTTAATAATCCAATATCTAAAGTTGTTACGGGAATATCAAGTGGAATAAAAACTGCTACTAGTGCTATAAATAAAGCAGTAGTTAATACTGGACAATTTATTTCATCTGTTCCTTCAAAAATTGTGTCAGGCGTTGTTTCTGGAACAAAATCCCTTGTTTCAGGAATTAGCAATATCGGAAAATCTATTTTTGGTTTTGGAAGAGCAAGTGGTGGAATAATTCCTAAATATTATGTATCTGGAGGATACTCTAGAGGTAGTGATACAATTCCAGCAATGCTAACCCCTGGAGAATTTGTTATTCGTAAAAATGCTGTTGATTCATTTGGAGTAAATAATCTTAATAAAATAAATGATGGCTCATATAGTGGATCTTCAGTGTATAATTATAACTTAAATCTAAATGTTAAATCTGAATCTAATGCAGATGATATTGCAAGAACAGTTATGACACAGATTAAAAGAATTGATAATCAAAGAATTAAAACTCAGAGAGGATTATAATGGCATCAGTAGATTACATTCTCGGTAGAAGAAAATATAATAGATCACAAGGAATACTTTGGTCAGAAAATCCTGGAGTAAATATTAATGGTTTTTATGTACCATCTGGACAAGAAATAGGTGCACATTCAAGTCTTACTAACGGTGGGATAAATAAATTTTTAATTTTGTCAGACCATAACAGAGGTGAAATATCTTTTAATAATGAAAGAATTGAAAAACGTGAAAGAACAATTAATGGTAGAATGAGATCATATCATATTGCAGATAAACTTTCAATGACTGTTTCTTGGAATAATTTACCATCTAGTGCATATAATACAAAAGCAAATTTCTCATCAACTGGAGTATCACCATATAAAAATACAAGTAAAGAATTTATTGCAGACGGAGGTGCTGGTGGTGTAGCAATTTTAGATTGGTATGAAAATCATCAAGGACCATTTTGGATGTTTTTGTCATATGATAAATATAATAATTTTAAAGTAGGTGGGGAAGTTGTTGATGAATCTTTTCAACACCTTCGTGAATATAATCAAGTTATACAAGTATATTTTTCTAATTTTAATTATAGCGTTGTTAAACGTGGTGGAGCAAATCATGATCTTTGGAATATTTCAGTAACTCTGGAAGAGGTCTAAGTTGTTTGTTAGTGAAACACTAAAAAATCATTTTGAAACATCAGCAACAATTCAAACTAAATCTTTAGTTATTGCTGAATGGAATATGAATATGCCAGATAATATTTTTTATGTTGGCAACTATAGATATAGAACAATTGGGTCAGAATTAAAATATCAAACTTTACCGTCAACATTTGATCAATTAGATGAAGGAGATTACTACACAGATGCGGTAAATTCTGAAATTTCTATAGATGGCGGAGTAAATAATCAAGATTTGCCACAACAATTTACATCTATAGAACAAAAAAGAAAACTGCTTTATTCATTAGAAGATTGTTTAAAACCATTTAGACCAAGATCTGGAATAAATAAACCATTATTTTTTTATAATAATAATCAATATCTTGCAAATTCTGGAGAGTTTTTAGCACAACGACCAAGATATTACATGTCTTCTAGATATGATCAATTTAAATATTGGAACTCATATAGAAAAGAAGATGGTTTAGAAAGGGGTATTGCAAGGATATCAGGTGGGCAATATTATATTGACGATGCAGTGCCGTTTGTAGTATATAAAGAACAAGTTCCTGCAAATAGAATTGTAATTAAAATGCAAACAAACGTTGGAGATGTAGATTTAACTAATTTTGTTAATTTTTCATCAAATACTCCAGATCCATTATATGGAGATAGCAATAAGACAACTCCTAAAAGATGGAAAATACAATATTTAAAAAATAATAATTGGACAGATGCTTATTCGTTTAATGAAAATTCAACAAGACTAGATGGTAGTGCAATAATAAAATCAGATGGCTATGTTGAATTAGAATATGGTTTAATAGTTCCAGATATTTTTAAAGAAAATTTTTTATTTATAAATACCTATTCCTCTACAACACTTCTTCCAGAATCATCAATAAATGGATATGCATATTTAATTAAAAATAATGAATTAGATCTAGGAGTATTTTATGTTTGGAATAGTACTTTGTCTGAATATGAAACATTTATTCCACAATATGGCTGGACGCTAGGTTCTGAGTTAATAACAAGTCAAACAAATTTTGTTAAAAATTTTGTATCTCCAAAAGCATTTCTTGATCCAATAACTAAAGAATCTAAATATACAGAATTTGAATACATTCGTGGAATTAGGGTTGTTGTAGAGTTAATGAATAAAAATGAATCTACTTTTGATTTAATTGAGATGTCTCCAAGACTTGTTGCGGATATATCAGATAGCGTTATTGAATATACTGTTCGTAAATCACTTTCTGATCTTGGAAATACATCATTGCCAGTTGGACAGTTATTAGCATCTACTGGGTCTATATCTATATTTAATATAGATCAAGCGTTTAATTATAATAATTTAAATAGTATTATTAAAAATTATTTAAGAAAAAATATTAAATTTAATTTTTATGAAGAAATATCAAATGTAGAGGGTTCAAATTATTTTGTTCCAATAAAAACATTATATTCAGAAGGTATGCCACAATCTGATGTAACCGCAGGTAAATTATCGTTAGAGTTAAGAGATTTTTATTTCTTTTTAGAATCAATGCCTGCTCCAAGAATACTGGTTACAGAAGTTTCATTAAGTTATGCCATATCTTTATTGTTAGATTATATTGGATTTACTAATTATTCTTTTAAAAGAGTTGATAATGAAAATGATCCAATTATTCCTTATTTTTTTGTTGCTCCAGATCAAAATGTTGCAGAAGTGTTAAACCAACTTGCAATATCAACACAAACAGCAATGTTTTTTGATGAATATAATAACTTTATAGTAATGAGCAAAGACTACTTAATGCCAACAAATGACATGCGTAATACCGACATAGATTTACTTGGAAATAACAATCAATCAATTTCTGGCATTATTGAAAATCAAACATTATCCAAAATACCAAATATTATTGCTATAAGTAGTGAAGATAAAAAAATATTTAATGATGGCAAAATAAACTATACAACTCGATATATTCAAAGATCTTATGGCTCAATCAGACAATCGTCGGTAATTGATAAAGAAAAAACATGGATATATAAACCAGTTTTATTATGGGAAGCGTCTGGAACAACTTCAACAAAAACAATAAACGAGGTAGCATCAAAACAAAGTAAATATGTTTTAGGTGCAATGCCATTAAACTCAAACCTATCTAATTCATTGCCAACAGTAGTTAATGGCATAGTTACTAACAACATTATTGATATTGGAGAAAATGTTTATTGGTTAACAAGATATCAGGGATATCTATTTTCTAATGGAGAAATAATTAGATATGATGCAGCAGAATTTAGCATTACTGGAATTGGTAATGTTTGGATTTCAAGCAATCAAGAATATCAAAAATACTTTGCATCATTACCTTTTAATGGCAAAATATACCCAACTGGACTTATTCGTATTTTTTCAACACCATACTACGAAACTAATAACTCTATAACAAGATTACAACCAGGAGAAGTTTATGAACATGGTCGTGGTCAATTTGGAACACCAGTAACATCCCATACTGCTGGAATAGATTCTTATTGGTCTAATAATGATTATGTTCGTGGATGCAACATGAAGTCACAATATTTATTTACAACAGATATTAATCCAACACTACCGCAAACATCCGTTGGTCCAGCAGGAATTAACAATGTTTTATCAAAACAAACATCTAGAAATAGCATTATTAAAAATTATATGGCTACTAGTTATTCTACAGAAACAGAAGTAAATAATCTAAAATCTACACAATCTGGAACAATTCAATCTTCTGCTTTAGTTATGAATGGTCCGTCTTTTAAAAGTACAGAAACTCCAATTGATTTTGTATCTTATGTTTATAAAAATTTAGATAATGCATATAAAAATTTTGGAACAAGAATGAGGATAATTGGAAAAATTGAAAATAATGAAATAAGAAGTCAAACACCTATTGGAAGTATGCCATATTATCAAATTGTAGGAGTTCAAGCAAATCAAAGTATTAGCATTGGTGGTGGTAGCGGAGGTTTAGCAGTTATGTTAAACCCAGAAACAAATAATGGATATTATTTTGAAATTGTTGCCTTAACAGAAAACAATGTTGAATCTTATTTAAATTTAGATAAAAATAATCAATCCAATATATCAATTAATAATATAATATTTTATAAAATTAAAAAAGAAAATTCTTCGGATAATGCAATTCCAATAAAATTATGGGGTGGACTTAGTCAAATATTAGTTGATGATGGAAAATTTACTGGCCAACACAGAGTTTCAGGAGAAGAAAACCCAACGGTATATGATTTATCGGTAGAGTATCAAGACATAGGAAATATTAGAAGATTTTTCTTGTATATTAATAATCAAATAGTTAAGGTTGTAGATGATCCAGATCCACTTCCAGTTTATAATAATATTGCTTTATTTACTCGTGGATCTTCAAAGTGTATGTTTGAAAATGTATATGCTTTATCAGAAAATTATTCTCAAAATTCTAGTGTATTAACTGGAGACACAATATTATCTACTTTTAAAGATAAAGAAGTTAGTTCTAATGAATCATTTAGAAAATATGAAATGAATAAAACCGTTCAATCAACATATTTATCTGGTATTAGTGCACAACAACCCCCTAAATATAATATGTATTTTGAAGAATTTGGATCAATTATGCGTGAATGTGCATATTTTAATATTAAATATGATCGTGCATACCCAGCACTTTACGCAGAACTTTCTCCAACATTTAATAGAATAAAAACTTATACAGTTTCTGGATTTTATGCAGATTCTTATGGGGCAGAATTTTTAATTTTTAACTCAACAGATTCAGCAATTAATTTAGACGAAACAACTGGTAACTATTTACGAATTCAAGGTATTGCATTTACACAAGATACAACACATGAACTATCTGTTGATGAATATTTTAAAAAACGTGGAAATTTGTCAGACCCACCATTGCAGGGTAATTCTTTAATATATTCTCCAATATTTGAAAAAGTTAAATATGATCAAATAAAACTAAGTAGATTAATCTACGGCAAGAATGAGTTTTCAATAAACACTCCATATATACAAACACAGGATGATGCAGAAGCCTTGATGGGATGGATTATTAATAAAGTAATGACCCCTAAAAAATCAATAGGATTAAAGTTATTTGCTATACCAACATTACAATTAGGAGATATTGTTACTGTTGATTATAAGGATTCTGATAATTTAAATTTAATATCTTCTGAAAATGATAGGTTTGTAGTATATAATATTGAATATTCAAGAAATATTAATGGCCCAGACATGACTGTTTATTTAAGCGAGGTATAAAATGTCAAACAGTTTATCTCCCACTCCAAATACTCCATTAAATATTAGTCAAGTGCTTATATCTTCTAATGCAAATTTAATTAAAACTGCTACACCAGATATTGTGTTGTTTAATAATGAAGCAGTTTCAATAGAACAAATGACTGATTTAATTTTTGAAAATATTGGTGGACAAGAATTAATTAATATATCAAGAAATGACACTATTAATGGTCAAAATATTTCTTATCAACCAATAAAAAATATAAAATCAATACAACAAGCATATAACTCAAACAATATTTTGGGGTTGCAAAAAACTTCAGATAAATATTTTTCTGGATTTTCTATTAATTTTTATCAAAAAGTACCAAATGTTGGTAATGGGTTAAACGGTACAAATGTTTATGTTGATGACTTGGGTAATTTAGTTATAGAGGCTACTAATTTAAACAATGATGAACAACTTGAGGTTCAGTTAAGCACAAGTGGTACAATATATAGTATACAACTTGATGGGAATGAATCATGATAACAGACACTGGCAAGTCAATTATTGGAAAATATTTGCTTGGTCAGGCTCCAGCCTATGCTTCATATATTGCTGTTGGGTGTGGCTCTAAACCATTAGATACATTTGATGTTCAAAATGATGTTTCTAATAAACAAAATCTTGATTTTGAAATGTTTAGAGTTCCAATTTCTTCAAAAGGTTTTATAAAAGAAAATGGTATAGATAAAATTGTTTTAACTGCAGAACTTCCAACAGAAGAAAGATATGAAATATCAGAAATAGGTTTATACTCTGCAGGATTAAATCCTTCTGCTGGAGCATATGACAGTAAGACTATTTTTGCTTTTACTAATACAGAAAATTGGCAATATCATACAGAGGCTTCTGCAGCAGAAATTGTTTTTTTTCCTGCTGCATTAGACAGTCCACAAAACGATAATATTATTTCAATTGCAAATCCAGTTTTTCAAACAAATGCTGATAATTTAATATTTTTTAAAACATCTCGTGCAGATAGATATGAAAGATGTAGATTTTTAAATAATATAATTTTAATTCAAGGAAACGACGCAGATATAACTCTTAGCGAAGAGAGTGGCTCAACGTTAGATCATTTTGTAATTGAGCCAGGTTCAAATCATATACATTTAACTAATCCACAGGTTGATTTTAGTAAAAATTCTCCTAAAGATGAATTAAGATTAGCATTTTCTTTAATTAGCAAAAATGGAAGTTCTTTTGCGATTCCAGACACAGTTAGAATTTTAATTGATTTTTCTTCAACAGATACTGGTTCTGGAGAGTTTGCAAGATTTGAAGCAGAAATAAATCAAGATAGTTCTGGAAATTTAGAAAACTATATTGCAGATTTTGAAACAAATAGATATTTTGTTATTTCTAAACAATTACAAGAACTTTATACAACTGCAAATTTTACTTGGGATGCAGTAACAGTTGTTAAAATTTATGCATGCGTGCTTTCTGAGGATAGTGGACCAACACCAATACCATCATCAAATTATTACATTGCTTTAGATGCATTAAGGTTAGAAAATACTCAAACGGTTAATCCGCTTTATGGTTTAACTGGGTATTCTGTTGTTAAAAATGATAATGCAACAACAGTTATAAAGTCTCCTAATACTAGTAATTATGTAGAATTTAGATTTGCAGTCGGTGTTTCTTAATGTCTGACGCAGGGATTAAAAAACTAATTATTCCTAAAAATCAACTACCGCCTGTAGGAGATAATAACGAATACTTTTTAAGATATAGAATTATTTCTGAAGATAAAAATAGATACTCTCATTGGTCACCAATATTTTCAGCAATCGCTCCAGATATAGAAGCAGTTAGTGGTCGACTAATTGTTAATGGCAACACTTCTACAGTTATTTGGGGAGATGAAAACACTAGACCTAAATATGATATATTTGTAAAGTTTGATGGAGGAAGTTATACATATCACGGAACTTCTCCAATTCATTCATATAGTTTTATTAATACTGGCACAACAAATGTTAGAGCAGCCATACAGGTTGAAGGTGTTAACAAGGTAAGAAATGCTGAATTGACTATATTTGAATCAAGTATAGTTTCTTTGGTATAATTAAATAGGAGGAACAATGGCAAAAATACCGCTACCAGAACGTGGACAACCATTAGATGTTACATATATTTATGAGTTGGCTAAGACTATTAATGATTTATCTACAGAGATTTCTTCTGCAGCATATAATTTTACAAGCATTGATAATGGTCCATCAATTAAGGAAAATATAAAAACATCAAATGCAAGAGTTGTTGGCGGGTATGTAGAAATTTTTACAAACAGTATTGTAAACGCTGGTAATGAAAGAGCATTTACTTATTCTTTTCAAAATGACTTTAAGTTTCCACCAATAGTTACAGCAACAGCATTAAATATTGGAAATACTGAGGCTGGTCAAAATGTTACGGTTGTCTTACAAAGACCAACTACGTCCAAAGTTGATGGATTTGTAAGGTTTGGAGCATCTGGAAATGTATCACTTGCAGTTAACTTAATTGCTGTTGGTATTCCAAACTAAAGATTATTTATGCTTTCTTGTGGCAAGTGCCGTGGCCGTTTATTTGTTGACAGACTCTATACTACCACACAGCACATAGAGGTATATTGTGTTCGGTGTGGGTTAAGAAAATTTTATCATCCACCAACTGAAAGCGAGGAAGGTAGATGGTTACTCGAAAAGGAATTATCGATGAGCAAATCTATAATAACGAGTCTGTAATAAAAGGAAGTAAAAAAATTTGGTTTCTTAATGGCGATCTTGTAAGGTTACATCATAGTTCTAGGTCTACTGGTTTAGTTTCTGTGTATAATATTAATAAAGACAGAATTGAAACTTGTTTAAGAACTGATTTTAGAAAAAATAGAGAAAAGGCATATACAGTCGCAGAGACTGCTAAATTAATTAATCGTCATAGAAAGTATATGCCAACACTAATTAAACGAGGAGTGATTCCACCACCAATAGGTTCTACTTTAAATGGAAAAACTGGATGGCAAATAAGATCATATTATTCAGAAAGCACAGTTAAAGCAATTCGTGATATACTGGCATCTATACATATTGGACAACCAAGAAGAGACGGATTAATAACAAATAATATGACGCCTACAAATCAAGAGTTGACAAGGCGAATGGGTAACGGTATACTTACATATACAAAGACAGAAGATGGAAGATTTATTCCTGTTTGGTCAGAGAATATTTAAATCAAGAATAGGTGGGATAATGGAAAACGAAAGCACAAAAGTATCAGTAACATTAGGATATACCCTTAATTTGGGTAATTTTCAGTCATTAAGGCTTGATCTTGGAGTTATTGACTCTAAGCGTGATGGTGAAAATACAGAGCAGGCCTTTAATAGAGTCTATAAATTTGTTGAAGACAAACTAACAGAAAAGATTCAGGAAGCACAATCAGAGGCTGACAGTACAGAATAATGGCTGAACGCAAAGACCGTATGGCTTTGCTTAGCAGATATAGTAAATTGCACACAGCAAGATACCAGCAAAAGCCATCTTTAAATTTAAATGTAGAGCAATGGTCTTCTGATGCTTTAGTTGAATCCTATGGTATTTCAGAATGCTACGATTTGCTTGATTATTATTTTAGTATTGCCGAAGAGCCTAGTTGGAATCATTTTGCATATAATGCAGAAAAAATTATTAGTGGTAAGATAGAAACAAAAAAAGATATTCAAGAAAGATTAGAACGCAGAAAGTTAGCAAGAAGGTGGCTTAGTGAATAATACAGAAGCAAAAGTTATATCGGCACTATTGCAAGATAAGCAAATGCATGTTTTGTTACAGGCCAACGTAGAAAATCTTCTTAGAACTCATAACGATGTATGGAATTTTATTCGTTTATATTTTGACAACAATGGATCTATTCCCCCAACATCTTTAGTTGTAGAAAAATTTAGAGATTTTCAACCAGTAGATGGCGTTGGTGCCACCAAACATCATCTTGAAGAGTTGCAGGCAGAGTATTTAAATGATAGCCTTAAAGATATATTAAGATCTGCAGCAGGTGAAGTGCAGGTTGGCAATGGGACAGAAGCATTAAATGGATTAATCACAAAAACTTCTGAGTTAAAGAAAAATACTTCTGCTATACGTGATATTGATGCTACAGATCTTGATTCTGCAGTTGCATATTTTGAAAAGATTCAGCAACAAAAATTAACTGGTCAAGTTGGAATTAAAACAGGTTTGCCAGGATTTGACAACTACCTACCTTCTGGAATTATGCCAGGACAACTTGGTGTGTTTCTTGCCTATCCTGGAATTGGCAAGTCATGGCTTGCACTTTACTTTGCAGTTCAAGCATGGAAGCAAGGCAAATCTCCCCTAGTAATATCTCTTGAAATGTCTGAAACAGAGGTTCGTAATCGTGTATTTGCTATTATGGGTGAGGGAATTTGGTCTCATCGCAAACTTAGTAATGGTGAAGTAGAACTTGATATGCTTAAGACTTGGCATGCTAATAAAATTGCAGGTAAACCAGAGTTTCACATTATTTCAAATGACAATGGTGGAGAAGTAAACCCATCCGTTGTGCGTGGAAAAATTGATCAATATAAACCAGATTTTGTTATTGTAGATTATTTACAACTTATGTCACCTAATCAAAAATCTGAAAATGAAACGGTACGTATGAAAAACCTTTCCAGAGAACTTAAACTTATGGCTATTGGTGAAGAGGTTCCTATTATTGCTATTTCATCTGCCACTCCAGACGATGTTAAAGACTTAAGTAGTGCTCCAACACTTGGTCAAACAGCATGGTCAAGACAAATTGCTTACGATGCTGACTGGGTTATGGCACTGGGTCGTGCTACGAATAGTGATATTATTGAATGTGTATTTAGAAAAAACAGAAATGGTTTTATGGGAGACTTTTTAGTACAAGTAGATTTTGATAAAGGATATTATAGATATAAGGATTACGAAGATGGTAAATAATATTTATAGTAAAGAACAAATACAAAGAGTACTTAGTGGTGCAGGTATTGATGTTGAAGCAGAATTTGGTAATGATTATATAATCTATTGTCCATATCATAATAATACTAGAACTCCTGCCGCTGAAATTGCAAAAGATAGTGGATTATTTTTTTGTTTTGGATGTCAAACAACTAAAAATCTTGAAGAATTTGTAATGTTTGTAACTGGTAGAACTTATTTTGAAGCAGCAAGATATATAAAAAGTAAACAAACAGAAACTAACATTGAGAGCGTAATTAATAAAGCAATGTATGCTCCGCCAGACTTTGTTCAATATGATGAAGTATTAATTAAACGATTAAATAATCAAGCACTTGAGTCGCCAAGAGCAATGAGATATTATTTTGGTAGATCTATAACAGAAGATTCAGTTAAAAAATTTGGACTTGGTTATTCAGAAAAACAAGACATGGTTACTATTCCAGTTCATTCCCCAGATGGAATGACACTTGGGTTTGTTGGTAGATCTGTAGAAGGTAAAGAATTTAAAAATACTCCAGGACTTCCAAAAGGTAAAATATTATTTAATTTACATAGAATTAAATCATCTAGCACTGTGTATGTAGTTGAGTCATCTTTTGATGCTATAAGACTAGACCAAGTAGGATTCCCAGCAGTTGCAACACTGGGGGCTAATGTATCTGCATCGCAGGTTAAGTTATTAGCAAAGTACTTTAATAATGTTGTACTTGTTGCAGACAACGATGAGGCTGGCTCAATAATGAAAGATAAGTTAATTGAAAAACTTGGATCATTAGTCACCGTAATCAACATAGATAAAAAATATAAAGACATAGGCGACATGGATGATGAGGCAATTAGAAACATTAAGTTTCAGTTTGACAAATCCATATCCTCTATGCTAAACTAATATAACAAATCGAAGGAGAATATATGAGCGTAATAAAGGGACTCAAGAATATAAATGCCCTGCTCGACAAGCCAAAATATGATGAAAACTCACCAAAGGTAAGATGGCTTAAACTTGCCGATGGTCAAGCAGCAAAAATTCGTTTCATTGAAGAACTAGATGAGGACTCTGCAAACTACAATGCAGATCGTGGCCTTGCTTTAGTTGTCAAAGAACATACAAATCCAAAAGACTACAAGCGCAAGGCTGTAGATACAATGGAATCAGAAGGTCGTGACTGGGCAGAAGAGATGCATCGTAAGGATCCAAAGGCTGGCTGGAGAGCACGTCTTCGTTTCTATTGCAATGTTCTAGTAGACGATGGCATTGAAGCACCATATGTGGCTATTTGGTCAATGGGTGTTAGCAAGCAATCAGCATTTAATACAATTCGTGAGTATGCACTTGAAACAGGCAGCATCTCAAACGTAGTCTGGAAAGTAAAGCGAAATGGTCAGGGTACTGAAACAAGTTATACAACCATTCCTAGCGCACCAGATACAGAACCATTTAAGTGGGCAGATATAAAGCCTTATCCTCTTGAGTTAGCATTAAAGAAAATTCCTTATGCTGAACAAGAAGCATTCTATCTTGGGTTTGATGGCCCAACAACTTCATCTGCTACCAACGTAGACTGGTAATAGATGAACTATGTAGGCTTACATGTTCATACTCACTACTCCCTATTTGACGGCATAGCAACTCCACAAGAGTATGTAGACCGTGCTAGCAAGTTGGGTATGAACGCTCTTGCAATTACAGATCACGGTACACTTTCTGGTCACAGAGAGTTGTATCGTGCTGCAAAAGAAAAGGGTATTAAGCCAATCCTTGGTTTAGAAGGATACATGTGTGCAGACATATCAGATAAAAGAGATAAGTCTGAAAGAGAAGGTCAACAAGATCTTGTCTATAACCACATTGTCCTTCTAGCCAAGAACCAAAAAGGTTTAGAAAACCTTAACAAGATTAGTGAGATTGCATGGACAAATGGGTTTTTTAAGAAACCAAGGTTTGATTTTGAGATTCTTAAAAAGTATAAAGAAGGAATTATTGTAACGTCTGCTTGTCCTAGTAGCGTTATTGTTAAAGCATTAGAAGAGCAAGAGTTTGCAATTGCTAAAAAGAACATTAACTGGTTTAAAGATAACTTTGGTAGCGATTACTACATTGAAGTTATGCCACACAATACACCAGAAATAAATAAATATCTTATTGAACTTGCTGATGAATTTGGTATAAAGGTTGTTGTTACGCCAGACTGTCATCATTCAGATACATTGCAAAGAGAAATACAAGAGTTTAAATTAATTTTAAATACACATGGAAAAATAAACAAAGAAGCAACATACGAAAAGTCTAAAAAGAAAACAGACATGATGGAACGACTTGATTATTTATACGGACAAGACCGCCAAATAACATTTAACAAATTTGATATTCATCTATTATCTTATGAAGAAATTAAGGCAGCAATGGAACTGCAGGGTATTGATCGACCAGACATATACTCAAACACAATACTTTTGGCAGATACAGTAGAAGACTATGACATTAAAGATGGGCTAAATCTTTTACCAGTTCAATATAAAAACCCAGATCAAGAGTTAGCAAACTTAGCGTTTGCAGGACTTGAAAAGTATCGGCTTACCGATAACTGGCTTGGAAATGATATTTATGAACAAAGACTTGACGAAGAGTTAGAAATTATTCGTAATAAAAAATTTGCACCATATTTTCTTGTAGTAAGCAATATGATTAATTGGGCTAAAAAAGAAGGTGTTTTAGTTGGTCCAGGTCGTGGATCATCTGCTGGTTCTTTAGTTTGTTATTTACTTGGTATTACAACAATTGATCCAATAGAACATGGTCTTTTGTTTTTCCGTTTTATTAATCCAGAACGTAACGACTTTCCTGATATTGATACGGACATTCAAGATACTCGTCGTGATGAAGTAAAAGATTATTTAGTTAGACAGTATAGACACGTAGCATCTATTGCTACATTCCTTGAGTTTAAAGATAAAGGTGTTGTAAGAGATGTTGCACGAGTTTTAGATATACCATTAACAGATGTTAACAAAGTATTAAAGTTAGTCGATACTTGGGATGAATATTGTACCTCTAAAACTACACTGTGGTTTAGAGAAAAATATCCAGAGGTGGAGATTTATGGAGAACAATTACGTGGTCGT